GAGGGTTTGGTCGGTTGGCTGTTTCGCCATAGAGAGAAGTGATTGTTCCTTTTGGGAATGGAGCTTTCATTAGCCAACCTGATTGACAGTGAGAATAACTCCTGGGATTTCAGGTCTGCCGTCAGTGGCAGCTCGAGAATCTATCTTGATGTGGTTTGCTCCGTCAACCCACCAGTAGAGCTGCACATAATCATCAGCCTCAACATCAACGAACCAGTTCCAAGCAGTCACCAAAGCAGAGTTTTGATTTCCTTGAATTGTGATTAGCGTGTTGCTGTGAGCGACATCTTCACCATTTTGTTTGATCCAGATTTCAGCGGAATGACTTCCACCAGTTAGTTTGATTAGCTGAGCTGAAAACTGAATGTCATACTTGCCTTTCTTGCGAAAGATAATCTGACCGCCCTCGTCAATTTCAACATACTTAGCAAAGTTTTCGTGATTCAGCGGAATGGGGGAGATTTCAGTCCAGGTCTGATCTGAACCCCTGAACTCGAAGCTGCCATAATTGGGATCAAAAGCCCCTAAAATCCTGACTCGATTGACCTGCTGGGTAATCACTACCTGCGTCATTTGACTATCTCCTGATTTACAGTGATGACCCCCTGAGTCAGCGCATAAACTTCCCCAGTGTTTTCATCATAGATTTCGAGCCCATAGACATAGTTTGAATCTGTCAAAAGCTCAGTCTGCTCCGGAGTCCAAGTCATTGTGATAACAAAAGTTTCAGGGTCAATCACTGGCACTGAGGCAAAGACCAACTCTCGAAATGTTGACTTGCGAACCTGCGCCCTAGCCTGAAAGCTGCTGATGTCAATTGGAGTGCCCTCATCAGTCAGGTATTCAAACTCCCTGATGAATGTAGATCCTGCGTCAATTGTAAAGTCATCCCTTACGCTCATTAGATTCCCCTAACTATAAAAGCAACAATTCCTGCGGTGATTGCAGCAGTCATGATTGACTGAATAAAAGCATTTGACCAGTGTGCCTTTTCAAGTTGCCTAATTCTTTGCTCGAAGTCCTCGAGCTTCTTTTCTATCTCTGTCACGATTCGCAGAATAACAGCTGTATTGCTAGGAGGTTTAGTGCTCACACTAGCCTGCCAAAGCCTTGATCTCTGCCTCGGTCAGACCTAGCTCTTGCAATTTTGCCAAAGCCGATTCCCTGGCAGCCTGGGTAGCAGCCTCAGCTTTTGCCTGTGCAGCTGCGTCTTTCTTTGCTTGTTCTGCGTCTAATTTCATTTGAGTTATTTCCTCTTCTGTCAAAGGAATAACCTGCTCTCGCTCGCCCTCTGGCTTTGAGAGATCAACAACGATTTTCACTGGAATGTCGGTCATGGTTTCCTAACTTATCAGATAGAGGGAGGCTGTGGAGTTCTGGGCAAAAGTAAAGTCAGAGAGTCTTAGATCGGTAATAGCAGCAGTGCCAGTCCAACCCCAAGCAGCAATTCTCATGTTAGGAGTTGAGGAAGCGTCAGTGCTAACACACTCAATCAAAGCTCGCTTGAGGAAACTGCTTGTGTAATTTGGCACAATAATTGTGGTCACGCCAAAGCTATTGGCAACCATAGAGCTGCTATTCATTACCCCTGCCAGGGCAGTATTTGCAACTGCTGTTGTGATTGAGCTAGCACCATTGAAGAAAACATTATTGTAATTAGTTGCTGTGAAGTCAGCATTGGCAAACAAACTGAAATTGGTATTTGCCGTAGTAGATCTAAGCGATAAAACCAACATCAAGTCTTTTGCCGTTTGAGGAATACTATTGAAGTTTATTTGAGCTACACCACCAGCTCCCACAGTGGTTGTTTGAAATAAAGTAATCATACGGCAGACACCCCATAAAGACTAAAAGTCGAATTGGCAGCCATGTTACCAGTGTCCAATTTGAATTGCAGGCTGTTGATTGCAGCAGTCATTGGTAAATTACCATAACCATGAAGAACTATTGGTGCTGCTGTGGTCGGGTGTCCTGCTCTTGTCATGACTTGTTTTCTTTTCGATTCTGTGTAATCCATTACCTGAATGTAAGCAGCGGTATTAGAGGTTGTGCTTATCGCCTGAGCCATAACCACGAAACCAGTTCTCAAGCTTTCGCTGCCAGTTGAAGTCGTGCCATTAGCAGAAGCGAAGCCGTCAAAATAAGTCGAGGCTGTATCTGCGTTTGCAACAAGATAGAGCGATCTGCCAGAGCCAGAGGCTGAATTTATGTTTGAACACACAACAACTAAATCAGCATAAGTAGCTGGGATTGAAGAGAAAGTCACGCTGGCAGCAGCAGCTCCAAGAGTAGTTGATTGAATCAGAGTCCAAGTGCTTGTTGGCATTACGCTTTCACCCCATAAAGTCCAAACCTTGATGAAGCCACGAACTCATTAGTTGGAGTGCTCAGCTCAATTGTGCTGATTGCTGTTGTAGAACTCCAAAGACCTGATCCAATAGCCATTCTGCCGTCAGGCAAAGTAGAATCATAACCAGCAGTCGCAATAGCTTTCCAAGATTTTCTTTTCGCTGTTGAGCTGAAATCCAGAATGTCAATCACGAAAGTTCCCCAAAGGTTACTGGTAGAAGTAGCAGCAGGTAGCCCATTAGGTATCAGCATAATGTTTTGTGCGGTGTTGGCTGTAGTCTGTGAAGTCGCTGCTCCGAGGTTGAAGAAGTTTCCGTCATTAGAGGTTGCTGTGATGTCGTAATTGAATCTCATTCTCAAATTGGCACCCAGGGCAGCTGGAGTTGTTGCTCGAGCACTGATCCTTAATTGCAAGTGCTTGTATCCAGTTAATGAGTCAATGCCAGTGAAAGTTACAGTTTGAACTGCGTTAGATAATGTGGTGCTCTGAATTAGATCGTAAGCACTACCTAGACCAGAGCCTGAGGCAGCGAGGATTCCCCAGTGCCAGCCCATTTTACGCTAGATCTCCAATTAGTGCATAAACACCAGAAGCCATGCACTGAACAGTTGCTCCAGTGTATTGAGCGTTGGTCTTGACCTTTGAATCCTTAGATTGCAGCGTGACTCCAGCGCCAGCTGCAAAAGTAATCTGACCTGAGCCAGCCTGGTAGAAGTCTATCTTTTGACCAGCTGTCATGACATTATCCAAAGTAATTGTTATCGCTGATCCAGTTGAACGGATCATAGAACCGACATCACCAGCAACAATTGCGTAGTTGGCAGACTTGTCGGTAATTGTTTGAACAGCGCCTGGGATAAGGTCTGACCAGGCAGCTCCTGTGTAATACTGGAATTTGTTAGTGTCTTGCAACCATGAAACCATGCCCTCGATTGGGTCGGTCAATTGTGTGCTGCGATCACCAGAGCTGGCAAAGACCATAACGGATTGCCTCATTAGGTAATTGTTCAGATCACTGGCTGGCAGTGGGAATCCGTTGCTAAAAATCTTGTAAGCCATTATGCCTCTTTCCAGACCTCTAGTGTAGTGAGCCAAGTGTCTGGGTCAATGAAATGACTCACCTTTGTTGTTGTGTAGTAATCGTCAATGTCAATTACTCCGTCAGTGTATTTTACCCCGACAACCTGTCCTGGAGTAAAGAAAGCAGCCTCAGTGAGATTGCCTAAGCGGTCTCTTGTCAGCGTTTCTACCTGGCTTACAAGAGCAGTTGCCGATTGCTGAAATACAGCGTCAGCCCACCTATTCAATTCAGTCAAGTCGGTAGTGTTGAGCGTCACATCTTGAGCGTATTTTCCGTAAAGTTCAATACTGTCCGTATTTTCTCTAAGGGTTGTAGTTGCAGGGTTGGATTCTAAAATTACTTTGAGCGAATTATAGACAGTATCCTCAGTTGCACCAGCCTGAATGTCGGTCATGCAAAGATGATTGGGATCTCCATGATTATTTCCAATAACAGGCGTTCCAGTTCCAGCGGTGACAATACTCGGTCTTGGAATGAATACTAATTCTTGCGTGGCTGGATCTATCCAAAACAGACCTAAGCCCACCTGAATTGCTTCATAAACTAATGAGCTGGGTATCACATCAGTCAAAATAACGCTTGGAATCTTTCCGCCTGGATCTATTGAAGCCACATTCATGCTAGTTCCAAATTGAGTTGCCAGAATGGACAGCTGTTCAAGGGAAGTGACATAACCAGGGTAGCCAGTTGTTGAATCAAAATCGTCAATTCTTGTATTGACATAACGCTTGAAATTGTCAAAAGCAGCAACACTCATCAAGTTGTTGCCGTCCTGGTCAAAAGTAGTGTTGACACTATCTATTACTCCAGACCAAATCACTTGATCAACCGCACCCTTAGCCAAGCGGACTCTGACTGGAACTCCTGGTCTAAAACTGCTGTTGTAAGTAGGGTCAAAATCTAGCGACTGTAAAACAAGTTGAGCGGAAGCGGCTTCTGGTTGGAAGTAAAGTTGGTCTTGCACAGATCCGCCGATAGAAAGTTGTGCTCTCGAGGTAATGCAGCCCAAGTCCTGCCAGGTAAAAGCTATGTATTGGCTGTCGCCTAGAACATCAGTTCCACCAATCAGCGAGACTCCAATTGTGAATAAACCCTCGCCTGCCAAAATGTCGGCTGAACCTATTTTGCTGATACCAATAATGAATAGATTGCTGGCTTCATCAGGTAAGTAAAACTCAACTTTGAGGTCAGTGGCTATGTCAAAATTGGGGATTGTGGTCACTTCAAGACCTTTGCGCTAAGTCCTCTTTGAATAAGTGCTCGGTTGATTTCGTCAACTAGCTCTCCGCCGTCCACCTGTGCTCGGTTTATGTTTATGTCAATTCTTGTGTTACCGAGTGGCACATTCACAGTAGGACTGGGAGGAACTTCTGGGGTTTGCACTTTGCCGATAATGCCAACCTTGCCACCAGCTGCACTAATTGGCGAGCCTGCGCCTAGAGAGACAGTGCCTCCAGTAGATCCTGGAGCGCCTCGCTTGAACTCGTTTTGCTTGTCAATAACTTCCTGAATGTCACTGCCCAATAGCGAGTAAGCACCAGCAACCAATGCGATTCCAGCCACGACTGCAGCAATAAATGGATTACCTGCGGTCATAAACATCATAGCAATTCTAAGTGTGCCCAAACCAATAACTAGATTGGTCACTGCTGTAATAAGTGCCCCAATGCCCTTTTCACCAGTTAGCGTCTCGAGTCCTGGCATAACTTTATTGTCTAGGTAATCTAAAAACTTGCCAAACTCCGTCACCATGTTCACAATGCCGTCAACAATTTCCTGCAGCTTTTCCTGACCCTCTGGCGTGCTCAACCATTCAGAGAAGTCCTCAAGGATTGGCAGCAGTGCCATTCCAATCTGCTCCTGCATTTCCCCAAAGATAATCTGCAAACGAGCGTAGGGGTCGGTGTTGGCAGCAGCCTCAGCAGCACCTTTGAAAGTCTGCTCAAGAGCTTTCATAGGATCATCAGCGCCCTTGATTGAGGGCACGAGTCTATTGAGAGCTGTGTCAGAACCTGCCAGGCTTCGAGCCATAGCCTGCACCACGACATCTAGATTCTTGCCTGTGCCAGCTGCAACATCAAGAGCTATGTTCATCAGCCTTGTGGCTTCGTCTGTGTTTTTGGTTGCAATTGCTAACTTGGCGAACGCTGGTCTAAGCTTATCGTCCGTCACCCCAACGGCTATTTGAGTCTTGCTGATGTATTGCTCGATTGAGTCAACCTGCTGATCGCTGACTTTTAGATTGTCTTGCAAGGCTTTGGTCAGCAGAACTTTAGATTTTTGATCCTCAATTGCAGCCTTAGTTGATTCTTTGAATTGGTCAATCAGGAAATTGAGGGAGAACCCAATTCCAATTGCACCAAGAGCTGTGTTGATTCCCCTGCTGATTTTCTTAGCGTTATCCTCAAGACCGCTTAGGGATTTTTGAGAGCCAGTTGTTGCCTCGGTTAGCTTCTTGAACTCTCCGAGGATTTCGACATTGAGAACTAAGCTCACTTGTTACGCTCCTCAATTGCTTTTATAAAAGCCTTATACTCTGCCATGCTTAGAGCTTTGACTTCTGAGGGTTGCAGTCCAGTAGCTAGACAGAACTTTGCAAGTCGCTCAGCACTTAGCTCAATTATTCTTTTTTTGATTCATCCCCAGTCAGAAACTCAAGGGCTTCTTTCTGAGTCAGTTTTTCTGTATCTTCAAACTTGTAGCCTGGCACTTCACGCTTTTTGGCAACATAGAACAAGACCCTAAGTGCCCTGCCCTTTGGCTTGCCGTCAGCGAAAGCCTGGTCAATCGAGGTGTTGAGCATTAGCTCGACTTCCTCAATTTCGCCTAATGTTAATTCTTCAAACTTGATCACTGTGCTTTCCTGCTTTCCTCGACAATTAGCTTTTCCATTTGATTGAAGTAATTTCTATAAACTTCATCTCTGGTCAATCCTAGTGCTTTGGAGAAGAATGGATTGGGTTTGATTCCTCGCCTAAACCAACCCCAGTGAATTGGATTGGCATAGGGAACACCTGACATGGATGTTCTATTGTTACCTGCTTGGATCGAAACTCTGCCCCTGGCGTTAGCTGCCAGTCTGATCGAGTCTCTAAGTTTGCCTGAGCGGACTGGAACTAAAAGCCTTGCCTCATTCATCACAGCCTCAGCAGAAGCCTTGCCAGCTTCTTTGACGGCTTCGTTGGGAACTCCGATTGCCTTGAGTGCCCTTGTGACTTCCTTGAGGTTTTTGACCTTTAGCCCAGTCTGCCCATAGCTTGCCATAATTAGGCGCTTAGGATCTCTACTCCATACCAGGTGTCATTAGCTGGGTCGTGAGGAGTGTTCACAACTGTCAAAGTTACGCTGAAAGTTGAGGTCTCATTGGAGGTCAAAGATAGTGGAGGCAGAGCGTCAAACTTGACTGTGCCTGTGTAGTGAGGCTGGTCAGGTGTTGCTACTGCGTTTCCGTTTGGTGCAATTGTGAAAACTCCAGTTGAGCCAAAGCCCACCCAAAGCAGTCGGTATAGGCTGGTGTCGTCACCTGAGGTAATTCCCTCAAGGGTCAGAGTCCATTCCTGTCCAACATTTGTCTCACAGAAAGTCTGAACATCGCCAGGAGCGTCCTGGGTTGCCAGCTCAATGTTAGTTGCGTCACAGGCATACTCGGTAGCACCGATAAGGAACTTGATGTCCTGCGCCTTGATTCTTGTTGAGGTTGCCATTTTTTCTTTCCTAAATAGTGATTTCGAGTTCTACGCTGATTGAAGCAGCTAGATAACTGGCGTTGTTTGTTTGCATTTCATAAGGCTCGTTGACTTGCAAAACCCTGGCATAACGAGGCATGGCTTTGAGAGCGTCCTCAATAGCTTGATCGAGTTGCTCCGAGGCTTTCTTGTTTGTAGCGGTTGCTGCTACTAATACCAGCTCAAGATTGAGCAAGTATTCAGTTCCAAGTCTGCTAGGAGCTAGGTATGGACTGCGGTTGTTGATAATCACAATTGGGGGAACTATCCGCTCTGGAATGTAGTCCGAGACAGTCAGTCCTGCGTTCTCAAGATCGAGCTTGAACTCTGCTTTTGAGATTGTGATTTCGCTTGTCATACAGCCCAGCCAACGAATGGTTGAAGCAGTGGATAGACAGCTGCCAGAGGGTCTTTGCCCACCCTGACAGGCTGTCCGTCCATGCTTGCAAACTGTGCGATTCCATTAGGGGCAGAACGCCTGTGAAACAGCTCACTTGAAGCTATGAGAACAGACTGGTCTTTGATTGACTCTGGAACAGAGACAATGTCACCAATGTAGTTCTCGACTAGCTTTGTGCCAGCAGTGAGGCAAGTGGTTATGAAGTCACCAGCCTCATCAGTGCCAATGTAAGCCTGTAATTCAGCAAGCGTTACTGCCATGTTTTTATCCTTATGGAGTCACATCCAGCTTCACAACTGCTGCGACTCTAGGAGTAGCAACTGCCATGTAGCCATAAACAGAGATGTCGTCGGTGAGGGTTGTGATGTCACCAGAGGTTAGTCGAACTGGTGCACCTGCGGACTCCCAGCTGATAACAGCAGCAGAGTTAGCTAGGTAGGTGTTGTCACCAGTTAGGTATGGGTCAACGATAATTGGCAGACCAAATAGCTGACCTGATAGACCTGGGATGTTTGCAGATCCAACGGTGTTCATGCCGTCTCCGTTGCTCGAGAACGCTAGGCGTCCGTCAGAAGCAGCGGTCTTTGCTAGCTTCACATAGCCAGCAGTTCCAGTCAGAATAAACTGAGGACGCAGACCAGTGTTAGCGAAGATGTAAGCAGAACCTCCAGCAATACCCTCAGCAAGGGAGCTTGGGTTTCCGCCGTCGCAGTCGAAGGTCTTGCCAGTGTAGTCCAATCCCTGAACTAGATCAGCAACGATCTTGTTGGTTGCGTTTGCGTAGGCAATTGACAAGCCCTGGAATACCTGGTTTAGAGTGTCAACCTGAGCACGCTCGACATACTGACGAGAGAAGCTGGTGTATCCGCCATAGGTCTTGACATCAGCAGAAACGATTTCAAAGGTTAGGTTACCAAACTCGAGTGCAGTGTTTTCAGTTGCCTGCTCGTCGACAGCCAAAGTGTTGGTGTCAATCTTTGCATACTCAACTGATAGACCAGCAGCTGGCAGTGCTCCACGAGAGAACGCTGATAAGGTTGGTCGGTTGGTGTCAATAAGGGTCTGGATGTAGCCAACGAATGGAGGCACAATTGCAGCGTCAGCAGAAGTTGAAGCTGTTCTTACTAGAGCCTTTGCGTCCTCGTCACCCTTGATTAGTGCCTTAGCCAGGTCACCCTGGGAACGGATTTCGCCACCAACGACAGTTGGGGTCTTTGGAGCTAGCCCTGCCTCAACGACTCGGCGCAATTCTGCAACCTCGTCCTGCACAGAGCGAACTTCAAGTTCCATGTTTTCAGACATAGATTTTCTTTCTTGTTCGGGAGCTGAGACTTCGACTGGCTCGGGTTGAGCCTGTTCCTCTCTCACCTCGGTTATGTTTGCTCCTGCGAAAGCAGGGATCGCAACAACACTGACCTCTCTTAGGTCAACTTTCTTGCGAATAATGACTGAGCCGTCTCGCTCAGAATCTACTGGAAAAAATCCCACGCTAAACTTGTTCAGCACGCCGTCACGCATGAGGGTCAATACCTCATCCCCTTTGGGGGTCTCACTTACCCTGGCACGAATCTCGAAGCCAGCCTCGGTGTCTTTGCCCTCCAGCACTTTGCCAATTGGATCTTCGTGTCCATAGAACAACTTGACATCCTCGACTGACTCGATAGCACCTGGTTCGAATCTTTCCTTGACTCCTCCACCGAGGTCAGCCATTTCGCCGTATGGAACGGCGAGACCAATGATCTCTCGCTTCTCGACATTAGCTCGAGCCTCGAAGTGTCTGATTTCCATTTCAGGCATTTAGCCCCTCTTTCTCTCTTACTTCCTCGACAGTCAGGAAGCCAGAAGCAATTCCCGTTGCGTAGTAGTTGTAACGAGTGGTGACATCAGCTCGGAATAGGTGCTGATAGTCAAACTCTACTCTTGTGCCCCGAGGGAGGCAGTTGCTCAAGGCGTCAGTGATTGCGTCAGTGTAAGCCATGAGAGTGTGTCGGTAAAAGACTTGGTTTTCGTCTTGCAGATTGGTGTAAGTATCGCTTCCACCTGGAACAGTTGTGATTAGCAAGCGAGCAGGAATACCAAACAAACGAGCAATTGAAACAATGTTCTGCTCAACAATGTCGGTAAATAGAGCTTCTCGAGGAGACAATGCGACCTGCTGGTAGTCAAAGCCGTTGCCCAGAACTGCGATCTGTCTGTTCTGCTGCTTGTTGTGCCAGTTGTTGGTTACTTCCTGAGCCTGCTCAGCGTTGAGCGATTGAGAAGTCTTAAGAACACCAGTTGGAACTCCTGCGCTGGTGAACCAGTTCTTTGCATAGTCTCGGAGATCGAGAGCAGCTGAAACATCAGCTTTGGCAGCCTCAATTGGAGAGATTCCTCGCAGGTTGCCAGTCTTGCTAAACAATTTGAGGTGTTCAATCTCGTTGCCTGTGTAAGTCTTGCCCATGTAGTCAAAGACAACTCCAGAAGTAATGTCCATTTGGTCTCTGTAACGGACTGCAACTGCGCTGGCTGGTAGAAGTGTTAGGTTGTTGACTTGTCCGTTAGATCCATAGTTCTTGAGCCAGAAAGCGTTGCCCTCAAGAGCTAGCGAAACGACAGTTTGAAAGATGAAGTCTCTGCGGTTGGTGTTGATGTCTGGCTTGTTGACCAAGACTGGGTTTTCAATTCTTAGCTCAACTCCAGTTGCGAATCGGTAAGTGTTGATAGGCATTTTGCTGATTGGAGTCGCAATAATTTGAACAGCTCGATAGACAGCTGTTAGAGTCAAAGCTGAATCAGGAGAGACGAAAGCAGCAGCTCTGCTTGGGATTACTGGTTGCTTTGCCCTTTGCTCGGTTTCTGTGCCGAATAGTCTTTGCCAAAGAGAAGCCATGAAGTCCTATGATTTCGAGTCTTATTAGAATACACCAATTGTTGCATTTTCCGCTCGTGTCGAAACATAGAGCGCAAACACACTTGCCATTAGAGAGTCAATCTCACCCAGCGATTCTTTCCTGCTAATCAACCAAGTCTCTCCAGAATACTTCGCAATTCCGTTAGGCGATTGAGCGACAAGCAGTGGATCGTTATTGTGTTTGCCCTTGCCAGTGCTAAGCAAAGCATAGACAACTGAGCAGGCTGCGCTTACTTCCTTAGTCCAAAGCTGGTAGGTAGGAATACCAGCCATTTTGAGTCGCTTGCCTAGTCCTGGCAAAGATCTATCGTCCAAAGCAATTGCTCGAGGCTGGTGCTTTTGGTAAAGCTCGACTAGGCGATTGAACAGCTGGGTCTCGCTAGTATTCACGAAAGTCTGCACCAGTTCTGTGTGGTGCTCATCCTCAATCTGATTGGCATAAGCAATTGTGGCGTGCTCCCAATTCTTAGTTATGTCAACTGCAAACACTCCGCCAGTCTGTTCAATCTGCACTCGAGTTCCCGCTTTTCTAAACACATCACCAGGTATCCAGCTTTGAGCAGTTCCACTAATGAACTGATTGAGGGTGTATCTTCTGACCTCATGCTCAGGCAGGGTTTGGAGATCAGTCAAAACTCGATCTAATGGGATTCTTCCGCAGGCTATTGCTGGATTAGCTAATTTGATTGCCTCTGGGTCGTTGATTTTGGCGTGCTTAGGTGATTCCCAAAGGAAGAAGCCAAAACGCTCAAGCTCTGGATCTCCTGCAACTGCCTTTTGACCTTTCTTGTAAAGCTCGATTAGCGTTTCTGAGGTTTGGTCTCCTGCGGTTGTTATGCCAATAACAATTCCGTCTTTATAGCTTTGAGTTCCCTTGACTGCTGCTGTCCACATTCCCTGTTTCGCTAGGTGTAGCTCATCGAACAGCGTCAGCGATAAAGGCAAGCCTTGAAGTGCTCCCTCTTTGGCTGGCTTGACATCGTAACGCCCCGAGCCGTCAGCGGTGACTATGCCTCGAGACTCGGAGGCTTTCTTGAATCGCTTTGACAGGAATGGGTTTGCCTGGATGACATAGAGAACTCGGTTGTAAATAATTCGAGCCTGATCTATGGAGCTTGCTAGAGAGACAACACTTGCTCCGCTCGGTTGGTGCATGAGCATGCCATAGATTCCGAGGATTGAGGCTAGGAGTGACTTGCCGTTCTGTCTGCCCATGCTGACAACAACCTGTCGGTAGCGTAGCTCTCCTGCTAGCTCGTGTCCGTCAGGGTAACGCTCGAGAATGTGTTTGAGCAACCATTCTTGCCAGGGATCTAATGTCAGCCCTTGAGGATTCTCAGGACTTCTCCAAGCAGCCTTTACCAGCTCCGCCAGTTTCTCTCCGTCAGAGGGGAAGTCATCACTTAGTGGTGGAGTCCAGGTTGTAGGCAGCTGGAGCGTCACCGAGTCAGTAGCTCCTCGATTGGGTCGAAGTCAACCTTTGAAGCCGTCAATTGGCGTTGAAGCTCAAGCACAGTTTTCCGCAGCTCGGCAGCGGTGCTGGTGTGAGGGTCTGAGTCGAAAGACTTAGCCAGCCTGAGAGCTAACCCTGCTAGGACTTTCTGTTCTAGGTTCAATTCCAGAGTATTTAGCCAGTTTTGAATTGAGTTCTCAATCATGCGTTACCTAACCCCAAATAATCTATTCAGTTTGTGAAAAAGAGAGTGCTTGCGCGGGATTCGGAAGCGTCCTAGAAAAAACCCTCGGGTCTGTAATCTGTGTTTTCCTTTTGCTCTGAATGGCTTGCGTTTCAGATCGTCAGCCCAATACAAGATTTGATCACCAACGACTAGACTTCCAGGCTGTTCTGACCAGCGTTCTATCTTGTTTGCGCCCGTTGCATTGTCGGCATAGCGATTGAAGGTTGCTAATGTCATGATTTGGTTTGCCTTCTCCTGGCGGTGTAATGTGGTCAATTGTCCAATCCCCCCCTATTAGTTCCCGACTGCAGATCGCACAGATTGGGTCGAGTATTGTTTTGGCATACGCCCTTGCTTTTG